TTCTCAGCTACTACCTAAAGATTATCCATGTCGATCCTATTAAGGCCAACTTGCCATTCGAGCGATTCTTGTCTCATGCTCGTATTAGAGCTGGTTCTTTTCCAGATATCGATGCCGACATTGGTGACCGTGCCAGGTCCCTAATCATGGATTACCTTCGCAAGAAGTATGGAGCTGGGTTCGCTCAGATCTCTACCTTCCAGAAGATGAAGACCAAGAATGCAATTAAAGATGCCATGTTCGCGCTGTATGGGCGCAACAGGAACGACACAGAAGTTAAGTTGATCTGTGACTCTATCCCTGACTCGCCGCAGGGCGTCGACGAGTATGACTTCTTGTACGGTGGTACCGATCAAGAGGGCAACTACAACGCAGGCCAGGTTGAGATCAATAAGAATTTAGCCAACTTCTTTGCAACCTATCCAGATGTTGAGAGAATGGTGAAGAAGCTCATCGGAACGATTCGCGGCTGGTCGCGACATGCCTCTGCATTCGTCATATCCACTTTAGATCTAGCTGCTGACCGCGTCCCAACCATGGTGATGAAGGACAAGGAGCTAGGAAACATTGTCTGCACGCAGTATGACGCTAGCATGGTCGAGAAATGCGGCCTGGTTAAAGCTGACATCTTGGGGATCAAGACACTTACGGCGGTATCTGACTGTGTTGCCCTGGTTAAAGATAAGATTGACTATCTTGAGGAAGTTGACGGCGTTCCGCTTATCTACCGTCTTCCTGAGCGAGAAGAAGTCTACGTGGACTTCTACAACAAGGATACAGACTCTTCGTTCCAGTTCAATACCGAGTTGATCAAGGGCTATATCCAGGAGTTCTGTCCTACCAAGCGTTCTGACTTGTCGGCCATGACTGCCCTGTGTCGTCCAGGCGCCCTAGATGCGCCTCTTTACGATACAACTGCAGCTCAATATTACATGGATGTCCGCAATGGAAAGCGAGACATTGAGTATCTGCATCAAGATCTAGAGTCTATCTTGAGCTTGAGTAATGGAGTCTTTGTCTATCAAGAAGAGGTCATGAAGTTTCTCGTTGAGGTTGCGGGATACTCATGGGAAGAATCGGACTTGATTCGCGGCGCTATCGCCAAGAAGAAGGCCGAAGTTATCATGAACACCTTCAACAAGATTCGCTCGTCGTGCAAGGAGCGTGACTGGTCCAACGAGGCTATTGAGACTGTTTGTCAGCAGATTCAGGCTTTCTCACGCTACTCGTTCAATAAGAGCCACTCGCATGCGTACGGAGAGCTAGGATACATCACGATGTATCTCAAACACTTCCATCCTCTAGAGTGGTGGGCATCCACGCTGAACGTCCACATCGATGATGAGGACAAGGTGCGTCACTACATCTCTAAGCTTGGCAATCTAGTTAGACCGCCTTCTCTCAAGTATCCAACCGATAAGTTCGCGGTGCGCGAGATCAACGGCGAGAGGTTTATTGTCACTCCACTCTCCGCTATCAAAGGCGTTGGGCCTGCGGTTGTCAGAGAGCTGTGCGCGAAGGGACCGTTTCCTACTTTGGAAGACTTTGTGCTGCGTATCGACCACGCAAAGGTGAATTCCGGTGGCATTTCGTACCTTATTAAGGGTAGAGCTGCCGACGACATGATGGATCTCTCTATCGCCGACTATGGCGATAGGAGAAAGGCCTTCATCGAGACGTACAAGAAGCTGCGTGGTAAGGAGATCAAGCTACAAGAAGAGGTGTTTCAGTTTGACCCACTATCTATCTTCCTCATGGAGAAGGAATACAACCAGGCGTTTAACAAGAACATGCTCTCCGATCCGGCCATCGTTAACATAATCAAGGACAAGTGGCCTGCGCTCTCTGAGACCGGTCGAGCTGGCATCCCACTCATAATGGGTGACGTGCCTATCTTGGCTACGGTTAAGGTTGCTGAAGGCTTCGTGAAGAAGGGCTTCGATAAGGAAGTCGGAATGATTCTTCTCTATGAATCCTCTGAGTTCTCTAAGGGCGTCTCTAAGAAGAGCGGTCGACCTTGGTCTAAGGTTGCTGTGTATCTATCCGACGGCTTTACCACCTTGGAATGCACATACTGGGATAAGAAGTCTGCTCTTGGATGGAGTAAAAATAGCATTGTATATGTACGAGGAAAACTTAAGCCGGGTTGGAAAACCCCAGTGAGTCTTCAGATTGAAGAAATTGAAAGAATTGAATAGGAGAAAAGATGGCAAAGTTTGTAGTAGTTAATCAGGCGCCTGAGACCCTCGAGAAGGGTGAAATTGTTATCAGTCAGCCTACCTTTATGGATGAGATCGTGGCCAACCAGAAGAAGGCGCCAAAGCATAAGCAGACTGGTATCAGCCACCTGAGAGAAGTGCTTAACTCTATCGGTCAGAAGTACGATCCTGACATGAACGTCTTCCGTATCAAGTTGGTCAACTACGAAGGCCTGCCATTCGCGAACAACGAGGAGTTGTCAGCGATCGTAGTGCGGCTGCTTCGCAACGAGTATCCAGCTGTGTTCGATAAGTATATCGAGTCTCAGCTGAAAGCTCGTCCTACAAACACCAAGCTCGTCTATTATGTCGGTCCTTTCAACACTACGACACCGTTCTATAACGCCGGATTGGACCTAATCGAGCAGAAAGACGTCGAAGCTTATATGACAGGTAAACCTAAGAAGGTTGTGGGCAAGCCTGCAATCACTAAGGAAGAGGCCGAGGAAAATGCCTCCAGCTAAGTGCTTAAACTGCGATGAGCCAGTGGGCGACTTCGACTCTTGTGAAATTTGTGATGAAGAAATCTGCGGCTATTGCCTAGACGATCACATGGAAGAATATCACGGCTCGGGTGGCGACGAGTGGTAAAACGTGGTATAATAGATGTACGCCAATACTGGCCTTTAACGTAACCTCTGGAGTAAATATGACTAACTCAAAAATTAAGCTCAATCTCGATTCCCTCAAATCCCGCAAAGAATGGAAAAGACACAAGGTGAAAGACGGACACAACGTCTTCCGCATTCTTCCCCCATTCGGCGAAAACTCAAACGGCTATCCTTATCGCAAGTGGCAGATTATCTGGGGTCTCACTGATCCTGAGTCTGGACGCGCTCGCCCGTTCGCTTCCTCGATGACCTCTGAGAAGCGCTGCCCTATCGTCGAATATGTTAACCAGCTGAAAGCTCGTGCTGAGACTCTTACGTCTCAACTCAAGGCTGCTGGAACCAGTGACGATGAGATCAAGGAACGCACGAAGGGTCTTCAAGACCTCATCGGCAATCTCATTCCTAAGACTGTCTACGTCTACAACGCTGCTGATAAAGCGGGCGAAGTTGGTCTCCTTGAGCTCAAGTCTACAGCTCACAAAGAGATGAAATCTCGCATGAACGAGTACATCCAAGACTACAACCAGGATCCTACGTCGCTTAATAGCGCCGATGATGACTCTGGCGTGTGGTTTGACGTTACTCGTACCAACGAGACTGGTAAGTTTCGCGACACGAAGTATGACGTGAAGAAAGTTCAAACTAAAGTGAAGGACGCTAGCGGCAAGATGTCGTTCGTCGACGACCGCTCTCCTCTAGCTGATTCTATCGTAGAAAACTACGAGAACCTTGCATATGATCTCTCTGCTATCTATCAGACGAAGTCATATGATGACCTTCAGCAAGTTCTAGACGCTAACATGTCTAACCTCATCGAAATCTGCCCAGATGCAGATCTCAGTGTTGAGCCTTCCTTGCTGCCTCTCACACAGGCACTTGAAAAGGCTGCCGCTCCCCGTGCAGCTACCAATGCGGCACGCGGCACAGCAAAAGTTGCACTGAAACTGCAGGATGACGACGATGCGGAAGATAATACGATCAATACCTCTGCTCGCTCAGGGCAACGTCAAGCGACTGGTAGCTCTGTCCAATCTACTAAGCCTGCTGCAAAGGCTTCTGCCCCAGCAGCTGATGTAGATGACTTCATGGCCGAAGCAGACGCAATCCTTAACTCATAAGAGGTAGTAAATGAGTGACCTTCCTGAGAAGGTAGATATCACTCGTCTTGCTATCTATGTAAATAAGATAGAGGAGCTGTCATCCATCAACAAGATGATGGCTCCTTCTTATCTTAAAGATTACATTGTGGGTCAAGACGTAGCTGCTAATCTACTTGCAAAAGCAATTCAAGCTGATTCTAAGGCTAAAGCAAAGCTTGACTACGTCGAGTCTGTAGCATATCTCGAAAAAGCTCGAGAATACTTAGAACAGCATAGCATTAAAGATACAAGTGAAGCTCGCAAGCAGTATGTCAACATAGACGAAGACGTGCGCAGAGCGAAGGATGTCAAGGCAGGTACGGAAGCCCTTGTCACTCTTCTTAAGAGCAAGCTTTCACAGCTTAGACAAGCCCATGACGATTTGAAGAAGATCGCATACGGCGATCAAAACTTAACTCCGTACGAAGGGATGTAATATGAGCAAGTGGCTTAGTAAATTAACAAGTGATTTTGGAACGGTGGCGGCGCAGCTTAACACCAAGTCTCTTCCTCCAGTTCCTACTAGATCTCCATCATTAAACTGGGCAACCTCCATCGGAGGCTTTCAGCCAGGTAAGATTTCGGTACTATACGGACCTGAGCAAAGCGGTAAGAGCTTGATTGCCATGATGGCTATTGCTGATGAGCAGAAGAAGGACCAAGATGCAATCTTCATATGGTTCGACGCCGAATTTTCGTTTAACCTGCCGCTGTTCATCAAGATCGGTGGAGACGCTACCCGTCTTATCGTGCGTAAGTCAAATGATCCCCTCAAAATCTTCGACTATATCGGGGGTGAGATGCTTGAAGCCTTACAGGAAGGTGCGCCAATCCGTGGTATTGTTATTGACTCTATTAAGTCAATTAGGTATCCTAAAGAGTCAAACATGAAGCAGACAACTGACCAGAAGATGGGTGGTACTGGCGCTAGTTATCTCCCCTCTGCCCTCAAATTAATCCTTCCTGTCATTGCTGAGCACAATCTTTTGACCTTCTTTATTCAGCAAGTTACTATGGAAATTGATCCTATGAAGGCACTGAGAAATCCATTCGTTATCACCGAAGGTCGAGCATTGAAGCATGCGGCAGACATCATGTTGGAAATTGTCAAGCTAGACACGAAGAATGGAGTTCTGGAGTCTGGCGAAACGATCACTGGTGCTGCACAGCAAACTGGACACAAGGTCCGTGTTAAGGTGAAGAAGAATCGACTTGGTATTCCAGCTCGTATGGCGCAGTTTACGTATCACTATGATCATGGCATCATCGATCAGGGCGGCGAGACGTTTGAGCTTGCTAAATCGCTTGGCATAGTCTTTCATCCGGTAAGTGCAACTACCGGTAAAGAGAACACCATGATGTGGGCATTCGGTAACTATGACCCCATCAAGGGCGAGGATAATATGAAGCAGTGGGTTATTTCTTCTAAGAAAGTCCAAGAGGAAATCCTGCAGGCTTGTTACAACTATAAGGACAGTGAGGTCCAACTGGACGCATCTGGTGTTGTAGTTGAAGCTAACGACATGGTGGACTTAAATTTGGATAGTTAATGATATACTTCACGTCTGATCTCCACTTTTGGCATGCAAACGTTATCAAGTACTGTAACAGGCCGTTTGCATCCATCGACGAGATGAACGAGAAGCTTATTAAGAATTGGAATGAAACCGTCAAGCCAGAGGACACAGTCTATTGTTTAGGCGATCTCAGCTTGGCGGTTCGACCAGTTGAAGTATATACTAAGAGACTCAACGGCACGAAATATCTGGTGCCAGGCAATCACGACTTCTGCCATTCCTACCATAAGAAGGGTCGCTCTCTTGAAAATAGAGAGAAATGGATCAAGCAATATGAAGAGTGGGGATGGAAGATTCTTCCAGAACAAACCACACTCGACATTCCTGGTGTTGCCACTGTCAACTTGTGTCATCATCCTTATGTCCTAATAGGTCCAGGTGACGATAAGTATGAGAGGTGGCGCCCGAAAGACGATGGCCGCTGGTTGATATGTGGGCATGTCCACGAGAAGTGGAAAGTTGTCGATAGGATGATCAACGTTGGAGTAGATCAGTGGGATTTTAAGCCAGTTTCTATAGAAGAGGTTTCAAAGATTATATGTTCCACGTCGACTACTATCTAAACAACGGAGAGCAAATTCAGTACATGTGTCCAGGAGATTGGCCCTCCGTAGAGGACACAAACAAGATAGCTCTAGAAGTTGCTCAGCGACGCCCCAACTCTATTCCTGACACAGTCTTTGTTAACGTCCGTCTTTATTCCTACTGGATCTCAAACTTTGGAATGCAGCATTACGGCATGGCCTCGATCGCGGCAGATGGTGGGTTGCAATACTTACAGGTATGGACTGCTGTTGGTCCATTGAAGGTGGTCGTAAAACCTTGGGCATGCGATGCTAAGTTGTTCTTGGTCGGCACAGACGACGACTTTGAGCGCTATGACCTTGACAAGGTGTTTGAAGAAGTGGTTCTGAAAGACTGCGAGCGTGAGTAATGCACATTCTGTTTATAGGCGATCCACATCTCAAGATAAACAGGTTTGACCTAGCTACTTCTTTCCTAAGGTGGTTAAATCAACTCATCGAAGAGCAGAAGCCAGATCTTGTGGTAAATCTTGGCGACACGTTTGATACCCATGCGGTCTTGCGCTCTGAGGTATTGAACGAGTTCATGAAGCATGTCTATCACACCTTAGGTCTAGGAATTCCTTACGTGTATCTAGTGGGCAACCATGACATGTATAAGCCTAGTGACTCTAAGTATCACGCCATGCTTCCATTTAAGAACAAGATAGATAATTTCTACGTCGTCGATGAGACACAAGACCTATTCGGCATGACATTTGTGCCGTATCAGTACGATGGAAGCAAGTTTCCAACCAAGACGCTTCCTGTAGTGGTTGCGCATCAGACATTTACAGGAGCAGATTATGGCCCTATCAGAGAGCAAGAAGGTGTCGATCCAAGACGCCTTGGCGATTGCGACATTGTCGTCTCAGGGCACATCCATACACGACAGCGGTTGGTGGGTGAGCAGAACGGATGCGACATCATATATGTCGGCTCTCCATTTAGTCAGTCTGCTTCAGACGTTGATCAAGTCAAAGGAATCACCATCTTTGATCTGGCTACGTACGCAGAGACCTTTTTTAAAGCTCCACTTCCAGCGTGGCGTAAACTTCACGTCGTGGTATCTGTCGATAATACAACAGCGATCGTCCAAGAACTAGTGCTTGCAGAAGTGACAGGGAGCAAAGATCATTGGGTCATAGAACTTGAGGGTCCTAAAGCTGAGATTGTCAGTTATCTTGGTTCTTCTGAGTATCTTGAGGCAATAAAGGGAGTTGATGTCAAGGTAAAAACAAAGTTTACCGACAGCGAGAAGAAGAAGGTCTCGATTGAGGCCAAGTCTATGGAACACATTATATCAGAGTATGTTGCTAAAGTGTATAATGGTTCCGTTGACAAAGAGAAGCTTGCGAAAACTGCTCAGGAAGTTCTTGCACAGGCGAAAAATGGAGTCACCCACCTGATATAATATACGTAAGGTGGTTTCCACTTTAGGAGAACTATGGATCTGGAAAAGCTAACACAAACGATCGATCAGCAGCGCTGGCTGCTGAATAACGGCCTCATCACTGAGACCGTCAAGGATCAGCTTTTCTTCTACGGATCTATCGTTCATACCGACGTGCAAGCTGTTGAAGTAAAGATTAATCCTGAGGAGAGGATGGTGGATTATAAAGTTTATCTCACCAAGAAGACCCTCAAGAAGATTGAAACTTACAACAAGTTATCCACCTCTACATCGCTATTCGGCATGTGGAGATTCAAGCGCTTTCTTAAAAAAGAAGGCACGCTCAACTTCCATGGAATGCTGAATTCGTTTGTTAAGGACTTCTGTGGTCCTACTTGGTCCACAAAGCTCACCATAATGGACTTCGATGTATACGTAGATAGCATTGGAGTTGAAGGTGAACCCGACGGATCAAGTCAGCCAGCTGATAAACAAGCTGACTAATAACGAAGATTTACGTCAAGACTTATGGGTCCACTATCTTAGTGGTCACTCTTCGTCAACTCTTGCAGATCACTTAAGCAAACTTAATAAAGAATTTTCTTTTGAGCTTGAGATGCAGCATCGTCTCTGGCATGTCCTTCGTAACCCTCCTTCTGATAAGTTTAAAGAGCTACTTAGTCATTTTAGCGATATAGAGCAATCTGTAGTGTGCTTATTAGCGCTAGGACTCACTGTGGCTCAACTAAGTAAGTATAAAGGGATAAGCGAGATAAGGATTAGGCATGTCATCTCTATAGTTAAAGAGAAGGGATGCTGGGAAGAAATATATGGCGTTGAAGAAACGACTAACAGATGAAGAGAAATACGGGCTGAGCGAAGAAGAGATTAAGCTCGCCGAAAAGTATCTCAGAAAGCATAAGACTGCCGGAGCGTTAAAAGAACTAGAAGCAGCCAAGCTGTTCGAGCTGTTCCTTCTGGGCGAGTCGCTATCTAAGATTGCGCAGCAGTTTCCCCAATACAATTTAGGTCAAATAGTTCTAACTGCCGCTCTTCGCGGCTGGGCACATGACCGCGACAAGATGATGCACACCCTCCAAGATAGGGTTCGTGCCAAGGTAGTTAAGTCTGTTCTAGAACAGGTGGATTTCCTCACAGCTATGATGTCCGTTACAAATGCGGAGCATCTCGAGGTGATGATAAAGTACTGTCAAGATCCAATCAATAATCCAAAACCTACGATGCGTGTCACTAACATCAAGGAATATAAGGACGTAGCTGAGACTCTCTACAAGATAGTTTCAGGTGCAACTCCTGGAGGCAAAGATAAAAAGGCCTCACCGATGTTTGACGCCCTATCTCCACCTCAAAAGCATGTGGAAGATAAGCCATCTGAGCAAGACCCTGCCGCACTGTTGGCAGAGGCTATAGGCGTAACAGATGGCGAAGGCAACAACACCTAAACTAACATTTGAGCAGCAGCAGAAGCTCCTTCTTACCCCATGTAAGACACGTCAAGAGCTGAAGAACTGGATCAGATACCATCTGGGGCCAAGTGGCATCACTGAGCTTCCGGATGTAACTGTGTCTCGTTATTCAGACACTAATCCTTTAGATGTCATCTGGGAAGTTTATCGCATCTGTGTACTTAGACAGAACCCTGAGAATATTCAGGAGCTTCTCTTCGTTGCTGGTCGTGGATCTGGCAAGACTCTTGGGATGGCTATCGCTGAACTCATGATTCTTCTGCACGACAAGCGCGACGTGGTTCACGTTGGTGCCATTCAGAACCAAGCTGAACGCTGCTATGCGTACCAGAAGAACTTTCTATACAACCGCAAGTTGAAGCCTATAGTCATGCCAACTGACCTTCCAGAAGATGTTCGCATCCTCGAGAAGGCCAACATGTCTAAGTCTATCTTTAATGTCGGCACTGAGAAGGTTACACTCGAAGTCCTTCCATGTACTCTCAAAGCATGTAACGGACCTCACGTTCCTCTAGTCGTTGTTGACGAGATCGACACGGTTTCCGGTGAAGGCGTCAAGGCCTTCAAGGAAATCTCAGGCATGCTAGACTCGAAGGGCGGCCGTAAGGCTCTTCGCGTAGGTATCTCGACTCGTAAGTCTCGCTACGGCTTGATGAACCAGAAGCTAGAAGAGATCGAAGGTACCGACGACAAGACTCGTGTCGCTCGCAGATGGACGGCATTCGAGTTCACAGAGCGCTGTCCTGACAGTAGGTCTGGAACCAAGCAGCTAGATCTATATGTTAACCAAGAGAAGCTTGAGGTTATCACCGAAGAAGAGTTCAACAAGAAGGAGAAGAACAAGCAGAAAGACTACTTCATGCAGAGAGGCTATGAAGGTTGTCTGAAGTGTCCGCTGTTCTCCATCTGTCTCACTGATGCCAAGAAGCAAACCTCTACATCTCCTATGTTAAAAACGCTGGACGAAATGGTTCAGAAGGTTCGTTCCGAAGGTGCAGACTGGGCTTTGGCTCAGCTAATGAACCTGAAGCCCTCCGTAGAAGGTATAATCTTCCGCGAGTTTGAGGAACGCATCCACATCAAGTCGTGGAATGAGATGTGGCAGATTCTAGTCGGCAAGCCGTTCCCTGGAGAATGCACACACGACATCTTTGTCAAGAAGTGCCACGAGCTGAAGCTACCTTGCTACGCGGGTATCGACTGGGGCTTCTCTTCGCCAAATACTGTTGTGTTCTTCTTTGTAGATGCCAGAGAGAACATTTATGTTGTCAAGACAGACGGCATGACGCAGATCAGTACGCCTACCTGGATTCACCACATCAAGACTAAGTATCACACTAAGTATCGCTGCCAGCTCTATGTTCCTGATGCCGCCGACCAGGGTGCCATCCTTGAGATGCAGAAGGCAGGTCTCCCCGTTGCCAACGAAGACAAGGGTGAGATCATGGCTGGTATTCAGGTCATAAAAAAGTTCTTGAAGATCCCTGGTGGAACTGAAGCTAAACTCTTCCTCGCTAAAGACATGTGTCTGCCTCTTGTCAAAGAGTTCAGTATGTATCACTATAAGGTCGATGCTGCCGGCAATGTCACCGATGATCCTGATACCGAGTATGATCACTGGCTCGACGCGTTGCGTTACCCCATGACGCTGCTGTTCGGCAAGTCTCAGATCATTCTAGGAAGCGGTCTCGCGGATCAGGGAGCTGGTCTGCAGGATCCAAACGGTAACTTTCATAGGATGCCGACTCCTACTGAGTATGCGCTGACGCAAGGTATCCGCATCAACGAACAGGAACCTGACAGATCTAAGTTGGGCAAGATTGGCAAGCCATCAGAGTTGGAAGACCAGAATGACGACGACGATTCGTCGGGCGGGGCTGGTGGGTTCATCTGGAGCGTTTAGGGTACTTTTAAGTGACTAACAGGTATAATTAGGACATGGCTTTTTGGGACGACTGGTTAAAGAAGAACATTAAAGGCGAGATCGATGAGCTGCTCAAGGCAGACGGCATCTCTTCGCCTACTGGAGCTCCAGGAACGCCAACCGTAGCTAACGGAGATAAACTTCCTGATGTCAAGGAAGAGGACCATGATGCTTCTAAGCAGATTGGTCGCAAGGCGTTTGTAGATGATCCTTATTTTGACCTAATCGGGTCTCAGGTCAACTATAAATTTAAGCTCACCCGTATCTCCAACAAGACCTTAAAAGAGGTCTCTGTTCGCGACTGGCTCATCTCTGCTATCATCCAGTGCCGCGTTGATACCCTACTAAGATTTTCTCGCATCGAGCATCGTCGCCTTGAGATGGGCTTCCGCGTTGTCAAGAAGGATAAAGACTCTCACTACACAGAGCAAGAGAAGCAAGAGATCGCAGCGATCGAAGACTTCTTGTATCACTGTGGACGCAAAGAAGGTACGCCTCAAGACGACAAGCGCAACTTCGGTGAGTTCTTGAAGGTGATCGGTCGCGACGCATTAACCTTTGGTCACGTTGCTATCGAGAAAGTTAAGACTCGCAAGGGTGGCTTGCACCGTTTCCGTCCACTTCCAGCTGAGTCAATGTATCTCATCAATAAGGCTCTTTCCAAGGAGCAGGTGAGTTCGAACGCGATGAAGAGCTATCAGCTCGCTACGCCAAAGAGTGACAATGATCCTAAGAAGGATCAGGTCGTTAATGAAGTTGAAAATGACTTCATCAAGTATGTTCAAGTTTCCTACGACAACAGACCTCTTGCTACGTTCGGCGACGAAGACTGTATCTGGAAGCTGTTCAACCCTCAAAATTTCACTGACTCGATGGGCTATTGCTACTCACCTCTTGAGCTAGCAATCATCAACATCACCAACCATCTTAACGTTGAGAACTACAACGCTAACTTCTTCACGCACGGCTATGCTGCTCGCGGCGTCCTTCACCTTAAGGGCACGGTGACGCAGGCACAGCTTGCCAACTTCCGTCGCACGTTCTATAACAGCATCACTGGTCACCAGAACGCTTGGAGAACGCCGATCGTTGCAGGCTTGGATGAAGTTCAGTGGGTACCAATGTCCGCGAATGCTCGCGAGATGGAATACCTCAACTACAACAACCACCTGATGCGTATCTTGTGCGCTCAGTTCCAGATTGACCCGGTCGAGTTGGGACTGGACTATCTCGTCTCGTCCAATGGTCGCGCTCCAATGCAGCAGGCTTCAAATGAGTACAAGATCACCTACTCGCGTGAGCGCGGCTTGGTGCCTCTGCTCATGTTCATCGAAGATCTGGTGAACGCAGACATTCTTCCTGCTCTAGATAAGGTTCTAGCGGCTAAGTACAGATTTGAGTTCTCCGGCATGACCGAAGAGACGCCTCAAACTGAGATTGCTCAGATGCAGGCTGAGATGACTGTTTGGAAGACGATGAATGATCTTCTCAAGCAGGCTCAAAAAGAAAAGCTTGACGTTGAAGTCGCAGATCTTCCTCTAAATCAAGCATTCTGGGCTCTTGTAGAGAAGAACTACACCCGCGGCGAGATTCGCGAGAAATTCTTCGGAGACAAAGACGCATCCAAGCGCCGTGAACTGCAATATATTCCTGGCGACCCTTCGTTCTTGAACTGGAACCAGTTCATTGCTACACTTGATGCTCAGAAGAAGCAGGAAGCTCAGATGGCGGCTCAGCAAGATGCCGCTGCTCAGGAAGCTCAGATGAAGATGGCTCAGGAGCAGCAGAAGCATGATCATGCAGAGGCAGCGCATGGCCGCGATAAAGAGAAGCATGACCTCGAGATGGAGCAAATTAAGGCTAAGGCTGCGAGCGACGCTGTTCAGCACGGTCTTAAAGATACTGCAAAGCAATTTGGTGCCACGAAGTCAAGTAACGTTGGCGGCCAAGTTGTCAGCAATCCAATCAACAAAGAGTGATCGACTATACTTCAATGAGTGTACGGGGCAAATCGTGACAGAAGAAACCCGCGACTCTGTGATGCGTCTAACTAAGATACTCTACCGCTTAGACGTCATCGACGAAGCGCAAGCACTAAAAATCGCTACCAAGTTCCGCATTCTGTTTGTATAATCAAACAGAATATGGCGCTTATAATCCTAGAAGGTTTAGATAGAACTGGTAAAAGCTCTGTTGCTGAGATGTTTCAGAAGCAGGGGTTTGACATTGTTCACATGTCTGCTCCTCCTAAAGAGATGCAGCGTGACGGGTATGCTGGTCCAAGCTACCTCGAGATGATGGTAGATATGCTCGGCGAGCTGCAGGGGCGCGACGTCGTTCTTGATCGCAGTCATTACGGCGAACTAATCTGGCCACAAGTCTACGGTCGTAAGGCCCTTCTCTCTGACGAAGACGTTGAGTACCTTCGTGAGATTGAGAACAACATGGATACCACTCGCATCCTCATGCATGATCCCAACAATGAGGCTCACTGGCAGCGCTGTGTAGACAATAAAGAACCACTTACAAAACCCCAGTTTGTCAAGGCTCGCTCCTTGTATTCTGCTTTGGCAGATAAGTATGGTTTTGATAGAAAGACTCTAAAGGATTTTCCTGATGCAGAGCAACCGCTGCCCTCGAACGGTAACAATAAAGGTAGCAAGTCCGCTGATGCTTCCAAAATCGTTTCTGAGACTTCTGATAGTTCTTCAGAAACTTCAGGTGATAAGGATAAGAATCTAAGTAAGACTAAAGAGCAGCTTAAGCTAGAGAAAGCCAACGTCATAAATGAAGTCCTAGAGAAACGTATCATCAAGGGTAAAGGAGCTATGTACGATGATGTCGAGCGTAGTGTCAGACACTTCTTGAACGGAGAACTGGGTAAAATTCTGGGTACTAGTAGCCCAAGCGTATCTGGCTTCAGCAACGAAGAGATGGAGTTGCTTAAATTTTTCTGCAAAAGATTGAAAGACAAGGAGAACTAAGATGAAAGGTTTCAGACAGCAGGCCCAAGGTTCACGTAAAGAGAGACTTCGCGAGTTGGAAACGGAAGTGAAGAATCTCGCTATGGCTTCTCGCATCAGTCAGATGATGACGCAGCAGCTCATGCAGAACCTCAAGCCCATGCATGAAGACTTAGCCCGCATGACCGGTCTCATCCAAGAGCTTCAATACAAGGTTCTGGCTGCTCAGAAGGTCTCTGGACTAGACATCGAAGCTCTAAATGCAGCAGCAAACACGATGCGCCTCTCTGACTTTGAAGAGGCATCTCGCAACGAGGATCTCAGTGGCGGATTCGTTGAGGGCACTGTCGTAGACGAGAGATCTACGGTTGTCCTGACGTCTACTACCGACGAGAAGGATAGAGGCATCTTCCGCTCGCGCCTGAAGCTCTCCGAGTGCGGTGTTCCTGATCTTATCAAGGCCTTCATGGGTCGTGAAGTTGGTGCTAAAGCTGTTGTACAGTTGAACGGCCTAGAGCATGTAGTTGAGCTCTTGGCTATCCGTCAGCCAGCTGCCCCAGCTGAAGCTAAGCCTGCAGAGGTAGTTGGGAACGCTTAATGTCTGACAAAGACGACAAGATGGATATTAGGTGCCCGCGCGCCTTAGAAACACTACCAGATCAGTGGTGTCCCCTTGCTGTCATGCGTCTTAGGGCAATTAGAACCGCCGGACGCGAGCTCACCGAGGAAGAAGAATCAAAACTTCCTGGCTGTCCGTGGGCAGTTAATCATCAGCTGGCCAACTACTGCTTTTTCAAGTACATCAAAGAATTTGCAGGAGACAAGCCGCCCTCTGATATTGAGGTGGCTTCTCTCAACTGCATGTCTGTAGATGCTGTAAAGAAGACAGAAAAGGTTGCTTTAAATAAGATCAGAGATACGGCTCAGTTTAAGGATTTGAAAGAGTCCATGAACGGAGAGAATGTTGTCTCGGAACACCCATCCGACGATGATTATAAAATATACAGATAAATTATGAAACAACCTACACCTGTATTGCTTGGCTATTCATGGCTCGGTATTCTTAATATGTCTTTGTTGCAATGGTTTTTTATAAGATTGCAAGCAACATGCGATAATGGACAAATTGTAAGGTTCAACGTTATTGGTCCAATAGTTCCGTTGACTGGCTGGTGGTCTCGCTATATTTGGCTTTACAAGCGTAAATAACCCTTCGTGCGTTTAAGGGGAGTTTATGATATAGTCTTCGTATGAAGGCTTGTAAACAGTGTTTAATAGAGAAAGATGTATCTGAGTTCAGAAAACACGCTTTTAACAAAGATGGTTTAACCGGCAAATGCAAGAATTGTCTACATAAAGATAGACAGCTTAGGGAATCTTCTCGTTTAGTTTTCATTCCCACTACTAAAACTTGTATTAGGTGTAACCTCGATTTACCTTCTGATAAATTCCTCAAAAATAAATCTTGTAAAGATGGCCTAAATGGTTGGTGTAAACGTTGCACTAAGGATGTTAGGCTTTTAAATAATTACTCTATTTCCATGGATGAATATGAGTCTATGTTGTTGCGTCAAAAGGGGGTTTGTGCCATTTGTGATACCCCTGATCCAAAAGGTCCAACTTCCAAATTTGTAGTAGATCATTGCCATGACACGGGAAAAATTCGCGGTCTACTTTGCAACCATTGCAATACTGGTTTAGGTAAATTGGGTGACAGTGTGGAGTCACTTCGAAAAGTTATACGTTATCTCGAGTCATGTTAAAATAAATATATGGCTAAGAAACCATTAGAAATTGACATGTGTGCCGGCTCACAATTACGAGATACACAGGGTGAGATGTTATCGGTTGAAGGCGCTGATATATCAGAGTTAGTTGCCGGCAAAGGTCGATTCAATGACAATCATGGAAAAGGTTTTTTTAATTCAGTAGGTCGCATTACTGGGGCTAAAAAAATCTTTAAAGAAGAAGATTGTGAAAATGATCGTCAGCGATACTATTGGAATAAAGTTAAGGCCCCTTATTTATATTGCTCTGGCTATCTTTACGACGATGAGGATCACCCAAACGCAAGGGCTGCCGCAGCCATCCTTCGTAACGTCCATAAGGCTGACTGCCCTTTAAAACTGAAAGCTTCAGTAGAAGGTGGAGTAATTTCTCGCGGGATCTCTGACCCATCACTGCTTGCGCGTACAAAGATACATTCAGTTGCACTTACCTTTACTCCTGCCAATAATGCTACTCTAGTTGAGCCAACTAGTTTAGATAAATCCATCGATGATGCTGCAGACATGGAGCTTATCAAATCTGTTATACATCTTGCAGAAACGAACGTACCTTCTTTTCGTCACATCCAGCGTGATGCCTCTGCGTCTAAGGTGAGTGCAAATATCGAGAAGATCGTTGCATTGATGAAGGGCGACGACTTCATCGATGTTCCAACCAAGCAAGAAATTTTAGAGTATGCTCTCGAAGCGAAGATTCACGGCAACGTGAAGCGCATCCACGACATGGTGGAAGAGGAGCTAGATAAAGGCATGAAGGGTGCGCTAGCTGGCGCTGCTATGATGGGCGCTGCTATGTCTCCGGCCGTTGCACAAGCTCCAACTGGTCCTGCAAGTAACCACATCATGGCTCAGCAACAACAGCAAAACCTGTCCAACATGCCTAGACAGCATCAAGATTTTTACAAGCAGGTTGCAAAGAAAAACCCTCTGCTCGGCGCTATCGGCATGGTCGAGTCTAGCGGCGGATTGAACTACGCACACAAATCTGTCAAGGGTCAGAATGCAGGCGGCATGTTCGGCATGATGCCTTCTGCTGCTGAGTATGCTCTTCGCAACGATCCAAAGCTCGCAGCAAAATATCCTGATCTAGCCAACGCTTCTCAGGACATGAAGACTAATCACAGAAAGTTCACCGACACGTTCAACCAGAATCCAGATGCAGCGTACGATTTCGCCAGCTCTCTGATGAATAGGAACAAGCTGAAGACCAAAGATCTCAACATGCTTATTCACTCCTGGAATCACGGTCTAAAAGGAACTTGGAGCAAGTACAAGGAAGAGGGCCCTGAGTCTATCAGCGATTCAGACTATGTTAAGAAAGTCTTGGGCGAGTACTCAAAGCTTGCACCTAAGAAGGCTACTGGCAAAAAACACACCAAGACTATGCAGAAAGCTCTCACGGCTGGCTATGGTGGCGCCGGTGCGCCCACCAGTCTGACTCATGGCGGCGTCCTTCAGGCCGAGTCCATGGATAGTGGAAAAGATCATAGTTTTAAGCATATTAGCTGCGATGACTGTGGTAAAGAGCAGATATACTCAAAATATCAAGTGAAATGTCGCGATTGCGGCAAGTCGTTTCCAATGGAAAAACTACATAAGTTGTTCCTAGGAGCAATAGCTACGTAAGTATTAATTTATGTCGCTTTCTGGAACAATGTGGGCGCTTATTTTAGCTATTTTTAATAAACGTGTTTGAATTTTCTTTTTGGCACTAGCTGATGTTTTTGCCTTGATAAAAAATCTTGCTTCAAATTTTTGTCCATCGTCATCTAATAATTCTAAGAAAATTTCAAATTCTTTCATTACATGATATTACTTATTGCTTTTACGAAT